TTTTAGAAATTTCTAATATTGTACTTATGTCTTTATGTTCTAATATTAAAGGTAATCTTTTATCCCAAATACTTTTATATTTTTGCTTTAATTTGTCAATTTGGTTTTGCTTTATTTTAATTCCCATTTCACTTTTCCAATCAATAATATTACCACCTTGACCGCCTGTTCTCGAATTTAATCCTATTTTAGAATTATTTGTCTTACAATCATTTATAGATAATTCCTCTAATTTATATGCAACTTCCTTACTAATATTATATATTATCACTTCTTTAGAATGATTTTCAAAGCCATACTTAGTAAAACTATTATGTAAAGCTATGTTTTGTTTTCTATTTTTCCAATCAGAAAAATGCTCAGACATTCTCCTGTTAAAAGAGTTTGTTACTCCAATATAGGTTTTACCGCTTGGACTAATTATGTTATATATACAATAACTATTTGCCATCAATTTCTTTTAACTTATTTATTGCGTACTCAATACCACTCGTTCCGCCCCAAGCATCCCACATCAAACCGCCACAACCTTCGCTATAAGGAACGTCTTTATGTTGCTGATGCCTTTTAAAAGAAGCCATACGAGCAATGGTATCTCTACTAATTGGCTCACGGTTTGCCAACTGCCTTGCCCTTGCTTTGCCTGTTGCTTCGCCACAAGAACCCCAACCATTTTTATCTGCCCATTCTATTGCCCTCTTTGCGTTATTAGTAGCTGACTCAGGATAGTCAGTATAGCTATCTGCGAACTTGCCACCTGCAAGAATAGCCTTCCAAACTTGCATAGCTTTTTCTTCGGTATTGTAAACACAACCTCCGTTACCTATTCTCCATTTTCCTGAACTGCATTTATATATTGGCATCTATTAGTTTTGTATAAATATACTTTCGGTCTAAATTTATCTCATCAAAGTTATACTTCTTTTTGCAGAACTCAAATAACTTTTGTCCGCTTTCCTTTCGCATATCCGCATCGCTTACTAAATCTTTAATGTGTTTATACCAATCCTTCTGGCTTTTAACGTAATGCACGGGCATATCTAAGTAAGGATTGACATAGCTAACTATGGCAGGGTTTTTTTTAGCAGCCGTTTCTAATACCTTTAAGTTTGACTTCATAGCGTTAAACTTGTTATCTACCAATGGGATAATTGAAATATCGCTATCCGTATAAGCACCCATATATTCCGTAACCTTTGCATAGTTATAGATCGTAGGGTTTAACTTTAGTCCGCAAGTGAAGGCATCTATCATTTTATCCCATATCGGCTTCTCTCCGTCATTGTAACCTGCTATAACAGTTCTTATTTTCATACCTTGTAACCTTTTGAAAGGCTGCCTAATAATATCTAAGTCCCTTTCGTGCGTTCCGCTACCTGACCAAAACAATCTAACTTTGTAATCTTCTGTCTTGTTATCCTGGAACTGCTCTTTGCCGTAAGGTAATGCGTTTGGTAATATGTGAACGTTCTTATTGTATTTTGTTATCTCACTTGCCAACCTTTCGTGTGTGCAGGTACAAAGGTCTGCTATCTCTAAGTAATCAGTAATTTGTTTCCCTATGTTATTGTACTTGTATCTCCAATACAACAAATGGCTTTCGCTAAGTTCCCAGTGGTCATCGTTGTCTACTACTAACTTAAAGCCGTACTTAGTTCGCCAAGTGTCCATTTGCTTTGCATCTATCTCGTTAAGCATTCTATTCATTAAGACAATATCCCAACCTTGCTCTAATAGTTCGTCATTCAATACGTCTGTAATAAGTGCGTACTCTTTTTCCATATTAACGATTGGCATCATAATTCGGTGGTAGCCGACACCCGAGTTGGCAGAAGTTATACAAAGTATTCGCATCTTATATTCTTTTGGTTGTGATATATGTCTTGGTTTTTATTCCATATACTTTGCGCCCTTGCCAAGCTTTCGTCTTTCATTCGTCTATACTCCGTTCCGTTGCCTACATCGTGTCCTATGTGTTCGGACCTCATATCTGGAAGATAGTAATTAGTAAAGCCTGAGATAGTTGCACGTTCTCCGTAATCTGCATCTTGCATTCCGTATGGGTCATACTCGGTATTGTAACCGCCTATCGTGTCTATAAGTTCACGAGTAATAAAGTTATCTCCATAAGGTGTATGTACTTTATGCACCCCGTCTACTATTGGCGGTAATGCTTCTACACAATGTATTCCTATTATACCTGTCTTTTCTATTCGTTGTGCAAATAAAACAAACTTAGCTAACCAATTCTCAGGTAGTAATATATCGTTGGCTAATAAACAAACTGCATCATAGTTTTGTGTTATCCTAAGTCCTGCATTTACTCCTGCTGCTATTCCTCGTTTTTCTTTTGACAAGTCATAACCTGCAAACGGGTAGTTAAAGGTTTCGTGCGTGTCGCTGCCATTATCTATTAAGAAGCAGTCCGCATTGTAACCGCTATTGTAAAAGTTTTGGTTAATTACACGCTGCGTTAAATCGTGCCTATTAAGAGTAAGTAATAAAATAGCTACTTTCATTATCTTATGTTTGAGCCGATTTCTCGTGCAGGTACTCCTGCATATTTAGTATTTGGTTTTGCATCTCCTTTTACAAAAGCACTTGCGCCAATCATACAATTTTCTCCTACGTTTGCAAATTGATGTAGAACTGCGTTAAGTCCTATATTAGCACCATTGTCTATAATAGAATGCCCACCTATTTTTGCTCCGCAGCTTATTGTTACATTGTCTAAAATTGTGCAGTCGTGTCCAATGTGTGCGTGTTTCATTATGAAACAATTATTTCCAATGAAGGTGTCTATCTCAGTTCCTGCGTCTATTGTTACAAGTCCTGTAATAACATTGTTATCGCCTATGTATACTTTGCCTTTTTCTTTTTGCCAGAACTTTTTATGCTCGGCTTTGTCGCCTATAATACAATAAGCACCAATGTAGTTGCCATCTCCAATAATTACGTTATCGCCAATGATAGCGGTAGGGTGGATAAAGTTAGCCATTCTTTTTTTTATTTTTAGGTTTAGGTTGCTCTTCGTACCAAGTATACAAGCGTTTAATCATATCAAAGATACAATTACCACACCATACTGTTAAGATAAAATCTGGGCTCATATACTTGCGATAAATATGCTCATACATTTTTAAGATGTCTAAATCGATGTTACGCACATAACCATTTTGGACTGTGTGCCAATTACCAACGTGGTCATCTAAAAATTTGCGGTGTTCTATTTCCATAAGTTCCACATTAGTTTTGAAAGTAAAGGTGCTGCAACTCCTGGTATAAATACAAACGCAATTATGTCGGTACATATTGCAGGTAGTAAATATAAAGCTAATCCTGTCCAAGCTGCTAAACAACTCGTGCAACTAAAAGGCTTAAAATCTAATTTCCACTTCCTATGGAATTGGTGTATCTCTACAAAGAATATTGCAAAGCATATCGCTGCTATAACTATCATAATTAATTTTTTTATAAATTATTAAAATGGCCATCCCTGTTCCAATTCAGGCTTATCTTCTTTTATATTATCTTGTTTAAACCTATCTGGTTGAAAAATTGATGTAATAAATACAGAAACATAACTAATTATAAATAATAAAATAAATAGTAAAAACATATCTGTAATAAGTTCCATAGGTTATTTGTTTTGGTTATTAAGTTTAAAATATAACTCGCTATTTTTATACATTAATTCTTCACTTAATTTTTTATACTTATGTTTTGATTTTAATGTTTGGTCAATTACTTGTTTTAAGTTTTTAACATATTCATCTTGCCTATTAAGTTCGCCATTTTTGCGAAGTACTTTATTTTCATCTTCAAGTTCAGCTATTTGGCTTTCTAAAATTCCAACCTTAACCCCATACTCTTTTAATTGTCTGTGCAGGTCGGCAATAATTTCATCTTGGCTATAAACCCTTTTAACTTGTAAAAGAACTTCTCTATCTACATATTGTTTCATTTCCGTAGTTGTTTTTTAAGTTCTCGTTTAGTTAGTTTTAATTCCCTATGTATTGACATATAAGGAATACCTGTAACCCTGCTTAGTTCTTTAGCGTTACAATTATGCTTTATAGCGTACACTCTTAAAAGTTCCGCTTTGTACCAGTGCATCTTTGATAACTCATCTTCTACTTTATTAAGTAATTCCTCGTCTCTATCGTGTACTATTAATTCTACTTCTAAAGGCTTTCGGTATGTTCTATAAAATTGGCTTGTATTACTTTGCATCATATTAATCATAGTTCTAACCAAATAGAACTTTAATACGTTGCGGGTGCGCATATCAATTAACCGCTCCTCGTCCATTTCGCATAGCACCTTAAATAATTCGCTTCTTAGATCGTCTCTTAAATCTTCAGGCTGCATTTTATCTATTGCTTCCTTAAGTTCTCGGCTTTCCCAAAGTTCTAATATGATGCTATTCTTGTTCATATTCTTTTAAGGTTAGTTTGCCGTTCTCTTCGGTTGCTATGTAACAAAAACAATTTGCCGTTTTTGCTAAGTTTAAAAAAGCTATTTGATAGCTGCTTAGTTTATCTCCAATGGCTTTTGTTTCGCAATAAACCGCTACTCCTGTTTGAGTGTGAAAGCCTACAACATCTGGGACACCCTTTAAACCTATAAAGGTGCGACCCCTAACCGCTAAATTGTTGTTGCGCCATACAAAGCACCCGTTTTTATTTAGGGTCTTGATAGCTTCTTTGGTTAATTCGTTTGCAGTCATAAAGCAAAACTATATTAAGAAAATGAAACTTTACCAAATTTTATTTGTTCCTCAAAAAATAATGCTACTGCAACTGCTCTTGCTTGGTTCTTAAGCAAACTATCAGTCCATTCGTCTCGGTATTGCTTTGCGCTTATGATGTCCATTTTATTAGCCTTGTAGGTAATAATCTCCATTAGTTTCTTTTTAGCAAGTGCACCATCTTCTTTTGTCCACTTCTTAATGCCTGTACTATTAAGCTTTGTAAATACGCCTAGTGGGTTAAATAACCTATCAAATGTTCGATTTTCCAACAATTTATATTCTTGATAACTGTAATCAATTATCTCTAAATCGGTTAAGTGTGGTATTGCTTCAACTCGTTCTTGTGGCATCATTTTTCTTACTTCGTTTGCTTTTTTCTTGTACCTATCCATTACTTGACTAAAGTATGCAGGACTAAAGTTCTGGTAATGGTCGATAAAGTCATTGGCTACCATTTGCTTAAACGCTACTTTAACCTCGTTTATTGTAAAGTTACCGTATTCAGTTCTAATCCAATCTTCCAAAACAGATAGCTTTATTTTGTCAGGCATTACGTTAATCCCTACAAGCTGCATAATGTAAATCAAATTTTGATTAAGCATTACTTGGTTAATATTCCTTACTCGCTCACCCGAGAATGCGGTCATAATCTGCTGCTCCGAAGGTAGTAGAGTTGACGAGGTTGTAGCCATCAAGGTTAAATTGTTCTCCTTTTGTAAGTTTGCGTTGATTATTTGAAGTTCCTTTTGCATCTTCTTTTAGGTTAAATAGACCTTTCCAACCATTTGCCATTGACTGATTAATAATTTTTATAGCAATGTCTTCTTGTCCGTTTGATAATTTTGTTAATTCAGATAGAGCAGCAAGTTCACTTTGATTTGTTTTGTATGTAAACTTAAACTCTTTTTTCTTATATTCTTTCCAAGCTATCCATATTTGTTCAAATTCATTAGAAAAAAATGGAAGTTCGATTTCTTCTTTAACCTTATCCTTATCCATTACCTTATCCTTAACCATAACCTTGTCCCCTTGCAAGGGGCTACTAAGGGGCTTAAGTTGGTCATCTATTAAATTGTATTTTAACAAAATTTTAACAATTCCGCCGTGTGCTTTGTTATCTGGATTAAGTCCGCTTGGATATTGAAAATCTATAAACGAAGGTATAAACCACTTATTGCCATTATCAATTTTTATGATTTTATCATCAAAAAATTTTATAGCATCTTGCTCATTTATATCCTCTCCTATACGAATTTTTGCTACATCAATGTCTACCTGCCAAATTCCTGCGTGGTCGCAGTCATCACAAATGTAAAGCCATAGAAGTTTGTAAGGTGCTGAAAGGTTGCGGATAAAAGGTTTTTTCCATTTTTCAGTATCAGTAAATCGTTTAGACATATTGACTATATTTTAAAATATCTTGGGTTGTATAATTATATGTATCTCTATATTTAACTATTATAGGTAAAATATCTTGATTAAGTTCTTTGTAGGTTAATCCTTTTAATAAAAAATGCTTAATTAATCTATGAAATAATACCTTGTCTTTTTCTTCATTATCGTGGCAATCACAACATAATGTAGTATAAAATTCATCTAAATACTCCCAAGGTTCATTGTCATAAATATAAACCTTGTGATGCACGTGAAGTTGTTTTTCTTTTAAACCGCACATTGTACAGGTAAACTCGTCTCTACTCAAAATTTCAAGACGTTTCTTTTGCCATTCAGGACTTTTTAGTTTTTCTGCGTATGTCATAAAATAAAAAAGCCCCCAATAGAGTCGAGCTACCAGGGGCTATTATTTAACCACTAAACACATTATCGGCTCGACTTTCGCTAATGTGTCTTTTATTTATACTGCGAATATACACTAAATTTCTTTAAGTTCTAATTTTAAACAAAGTTTTTTTAGCTTAGTTTTGAACCAGTCCTCAGTTTCTATTAGGTTATTCGCTTGTTTTATGTTATGGATAGCAGTCGTATGGTCGCTTGTTCCTGTGTATTGGCTTATCTCCTTAAGGCTCAATTTAGTATAACGCCTTAATAAGTATGCCGCAGCCTTTCGCCCAAACGTTGTTTTTAATGATCTATCCTTAATTAATACATCGCACTCAAACTCTTCGTCTACCAATTTGACAATAGTCCTTGCGCCAATGTCTAACCCTAAAGGCTCGTTATCTTCTATGCCTAACAATCCAAGTTGCTGCATCATTTCGTGTAGCTGCAAATGGGTGTTACGTTGTGCGAAGTATAACTCCTTTAATTGTCTTATTGATATATCCTTTTTCTTATTCAGCATAATTAAAACGGCAATCCTTCCGTATCTTCTTTAGGTTTAAAATCATTTACATAAATCTTGTAATCGGGTTGCTTATCCTCGGTCTTGTAAGCGTTTACCCACATTGAGTATTTAACATCATTGATTGTAAAATTAATTACTTCTCCTTTAGCGGTCTGCTTTTTCCAACCGCCAGTACTCCATTTTTTTTGTTCCATTTTTATTTGTTTTTAATTGAATATTGAGCTACTAATTTACTTTGTTTTTTCGTACCTACGTTAATTAATTCCGTTCGTACTTTGTAGCCTTTGCGTTTTAATTCAA